GGCAAAGCCCGGTATGGCCATCTCCATCATTTTGTTAATTTGATCCTGGGAGAACGTGGCGAGCTTGGCGGCATCAGGCGCATTGGCAAGATTCGCTTCGGTCGCCTTGCGCTGTTCTTCCGGCAACGAAAGCTGTGGAACATCTGGGACGGTCGGTTTGGAACCTACTAAGTCGGTCCAAAAGCTCATAAGAAGTTCGCCACGGGTCGCACGGTGCCAATGTTTGCGCCTTTGAAATTCACACCAACCTCACGGCCTTCGCCCAAGGCCCATTCGACCTCGTTATCAAGTTCCTTCACGGCCAGCGCCTCAAATGCCATCGCACGTTGTATGTCCGCATTGTTCACGGCTTCCTCATACGTCTTGACCGCGACCGCCATGTTTTTGAGCGCCGGAATATTGCCGATAAGCAGAACGTCGGTGTCCTTGACGACCGGGAAGTATTCGAGACGACCTATGATCTCGACTGGCGTCGTGGTGCATCCGCCGCCTGTCTGCGGTTGGGCGATTATACTTGGGAAATAAAAACGTGCGTAATTGGGCACCGTCTCGAAGTACTGATACGACCCGATGAGCCGTGACGTGGCCGCAGTCGTGTCGCGTTCGTAAAGCCAAACTTGGCCTTCACGAGCGTCAAGGAGCTGGATGCCCGTAATCCCGCCGTCGAAGTACTTGGTCGTATCGGTCCCTGGCGACTGGGCCAGCAACACCGTCTCGCCGTCCTGCCATACCCCACCTGGCGAGGTGCGTATCCAATTCCCGTTCTCGTCGTATCCGAGGCACAACACGCGCTTGCCAATGTCAGCCGACACGTCGCACACAAGGCGCAACTTCTTCGTCGTGCCGCGAATGTCCGCGAACGTCGGGAACCAACCACGCAAGTTGGCTTCGGCAACGCCGCACCCGCCGCCACAGGTGCAACCGCTCGCAGTAGAACAAGAGGCGTTGCGTGGGCCGAGGCCGTTGGAGAGGAATTCAAAAAAAAGATCGTGACTTGGGACAACTTGGCCACACACGGCCACGCGCTCTATCGAGGCGATTTGTGGTGGCAAACTGATACATCCGTCAGTTGCACACATTCGGAATCGGCCATACGTGCCAATCCAAAGTGCTTTCTTCAACAGTCGCTCGACTGCTTCGTTCACCCAAGCCAGCAGCCGTGGATCGGTCGGGCACACATTGAGAGCAGCCGGAATTCGACTTGCCTTGACCTGAGCGAACGTGAGCTTGGTCATGTGATGGCGTAGAAAATCCTAGCGGTCCGCTGGAGCAAAAAACCTACGACGTAATTCGGTAAATTGTTGTGCCCCTTAGCGACGGTCGGCGGTGTTCCGCTCGCTGGGTCGCCTCCGGTAGAGCCGGTCAAAAAGCTGGGATTCTGCACAGTGAGTTCGTCGGTTGTATTGATTCGGTTGTCGTGGTTTGTGGCGTCCCCGGCATAGATTGGGAAAGAGTGGGTGTGCGGCGGGATTTCTTCGAGGGTGAGCACATGATTTTCTTCGCCGCCCGTGGTGCCTTGGGCAAGGACGACGCCGCTCGGAAGTGTACCAGCAGCAATCGGGAACTTGGCGGCAATCACAACGCCGTCGCTGTTCTTGGCCAATCTCCATGTTGGCCCCGATATGGCGCTTAGGGCCAAAGCATCCCCGCCGTCGAAAGTCGTGAAGTCAGGGGCCGTGTCGAACCACCACTGGGTCAATCCAGGCACCAATGGATGCAGCGAGAGCCAAGCGCCAGAAGCGAACCAATAGACGCGCTCCGGGCGACCGAATTGGTCCAAGCGCAGCCAGAGAGCAGTTTGGTCAGTCGGTTTGGTGGAAGAAACGACGACGCTTGTTGCGCTGGAAGCTGGACCGATACTGACTGACTGAGCCGCAGAGAACCCGTTCAAAATGGTTTGAAAATCAGTCGGACAAAATCCGATTGGTAGCTGACCGGGAATGACGGGCAGTTGCATATCAAGAACGGGCTATCTCATATTGAAACCAAGCGGACCCGCAATCCGGCACTGCAATGCAGGTGGCTTCGCTTGGCGGGCATTGAGCGGTCATCGCATCTGGCAAAACCCGCGTGTGCGGTCGGAACTTGCGGAGCCGAAAATGGCCAGTGCCCTCGAACCGAAATTGGAAAGAATAGCCGCGATTAAGAGGCATGGCACTGATGGTATTGCACGCTTCAGACGGTTCAGGCAAGAGAATCCGTGCGGCGTAACTTCGAGCATTGGGCTTCCAAACGACGCAGGTGTACGGCGCAGGCGTTGGAATCGTGCATTGGCTGACGCTGGCACAGAGATGAATAGTGGCCCAGGTCGTCCAGCCGGGGTACTCATCCGGTCGGAACTTCACGACCAGCGTTATCTCGTCAACGATCTCATCCAGGTAGAGTTCAGCCAATCGAAGCTGCGTAAGCTGGTTGTACTCGAAGCGTCGGCTTTCAAGCACGCTTTGAATCGGCGTGCGTACCAATGCGCTGTTGATGCCGCTGACCGATACGTAAGTGTCGTAATAGCCATTGCCCTCTGGAAGCAGTTCCCACAATTCAATGAGATTGTCGGCGGCTGCGTTCAGCACGAAAGCGAAACAACGCTCGTGATGGTCAATACGACCACGGAGGACCTGCAAAACCTTCAAACCGCTGTTCAGTCCTTCCCAGATTGGCGGTTGTTTGCCCCGCATCGAGGACAGACTGTCGAAATTGATTGAAACAAGGCCGTCGTGCGTGATGCCGCCAGCGGTCAGGTTAGGACTGACGGTTAGCAAGAGCCGGTTATTGAACAACGCCGCGCTGCCGTAAAAGAGCAGATTCGGCGTGTCATTATTTAGAATGGGACCGACTTCATGGGAGAGTGGCGTATTGCCAGGAGCAGTCGTGTCTCGGCGCGCGACGATGAATGAGCGCACACCGTCCCCGGAACGATACCACATGTCATTGTTCACAGGGACGGTGGCGCGCGGTGACAAGGGGCCATAGTCCAACAGAGAAATTGTTTGAATCGGGTAAGTGAGATTCTTCCAGGTGGCGCGATCCACGGGCGCGTTGACGCTCACAACGCTGTTTGTTGTGCTAACCAGCAACGGCCCGATCCCAAGAGCCGTGTCGATGGTCGCCAGCGGCAACATAGCGGTTATCTCACCGGCGTTATTCGGCACAGCAAAGAATCCGCCTTCATTTAGGAAATCGTTCTCGCTGACCTTGAGGATGGCATCAACACCGCCCAATGACGGCGTGCCGCTTGGCCCATAAACAATGTCGCCAGCGCCAAACGTGCGCCGGTCAGGGAGCGCGAACCAGATGCGGCCCCACGCATACACGCCAAGAACGCTGGACGGGATTTCGCCGACGTTGGCTTGACGCGCTGATGAGCCGTCGAAAAAGACGGGTTTTTGCTGATTGGCGAATGCAACGACGTAAATCTCGGCTTGGAACAAATGGACAAACAGCAGGTCCGAAGGATTGGCGAGCACTTGCGTCACCTGTGCTCCACCGCTTGTGATGGGTGCGCCAACTGCCACCGTCGCGTTGGCAGCACCGGCCCCGTAAGTGAGCAACAGTGCATTGACGAATTTGTTCGTTACCGTGTACGTGCCGCTGTCAATCACGAGCACTTGGCCAATGGCAAATGGCGTTTCGCTGCTGACGCTGACCATGACGGTGGCTGCCGGTGCCGGCACTGTGAAAGTCGCGGTGACAACGACGTTGAGAATCGGCGTCACGTCCTTGACCATCGCAGGCCCGTTCGGGTTTAGCGTGATGTAATAGAGATGCCCGCCAGCAGCCAAAACGATCCCTTGTTGCGCCAAAGTCTCGTACACGAGTGCGCCCTGGAACCGGGTGTGGATGGCCGTGTCAAGCGGGCGTCTTATCCACGGCGGGCGTGTCTTAACAAGATCGCCGCGAAACGAGAGGTTGGAAGCGAAAGCGCACTGGTCAGGACCGATAAGAGATGCGTCAGTGCCGAAGTCCATTCCGCCGCTCTGGACACTGAAGCCCGTAAGCAGCCGTTCGGAATCGACGTTGACGGGCATGGGCTATTTTGCGACCACGAGCTTTTTCCCGCCGTTCACATCGGCATCAATGCGGGTATTCGGGATGAAGCAAAGAGATTCAGATAGAGCGTAACTGCCATCTTTGTTGAGTTGCTGGGTCGTCGTTTGCACCAGACACCCGCTCTCAAGTGACATTGCCGTTGTCGATTTAGTCCAGCCTTCAATCGCACTTGAGGATTTGCAGAGCAATTGAAAAGTAGCTGCATTACCAACATAAATGACATCAGAAACGGACTTTGCCGTCGTTGCCATATTAAGGGTAGGAAACCTCAGTGATACGCGCCGAGATGACCCATCGAATCAGGGTTGCGGCTGCGCCTGTAACGGAAATTTTCAAAGAATCGTTTCCATTGTCGGCAGCGACTTGAAGACCAGCGGCGACTCCCCACGTTCCACCGCTGCCATCGGCGATTACTACGGGGACAATGGCACCGCCAACAATCGCTGTTGTTCCGCCATTGTTATGAATCAGTCCTTCCGCTTTCCACGCGACATCCACACCGGCGCTGGACCGTCCGACGGCAAGGATTTGAAAAGCCCATGATTTTCCGACTGCGATAGAGGCGCGTTCACTGGCGCTAGACCCGTCAAGGAACGCTTCGACCCCTACAGTAGCGTCGGTGGTACTAACTCGCCAAATCAGCTCAGAGAGTTGCGCATCGCCCACCGTCGCAAACTTTCCGTTTGCGCGAGCATATTGACCATAATTGATCGCCTTGCCTTGATGACCACCAGGGATAGTGCTATAAGAGCCGTTACCTTGATTACCCGCGCCACCACCAATCGAGGCACCTGTGCCAGTAGCATTATTAAGATCGCCACCTGCAACTGTGGCGAAAGTATTGGTCGCTGTGTTGGCATCACCGCCACCAATGGTACTGGTTAGGCCGCTGGCAATATGGTTTTGACCACCTGCCACGACAGACGAAATTCCAGAGGCTACGTTTCCGCTGCCCCCTCCAATGGCGGCATTCGCGGCGCTGGCAGTATTGGACACGCCACCAGAAACAACAGTGTCATCGTTACTGGCAACGTTGGCGCTGCCACCGCCCACGGCACTCTCCGCGCCAGAGGCGGTGTTGCTCTGACCGCCAGCAATCGTGCTGTTGTTTCCGCTGGCGACCTGGGTCACTGCGCCACGCACCGGCTGCAAATCCACAGCCGATGTTCCTCGCGCATTTCCAGCCGTCGTTTGGATCGCAGTTGTGTCGGTGATTTGGATGCCGCTGGATTGAAGCGGTGTAGGGGTCGTTGCGCCGCTGGCATCGAAACGGGGAATGATGTTATCGGTGGCAGCATTCGGGGTGATGGTGCGGTAAATCAGGCCAGTCGGTTGAGCCGCAAGCGCGGTGAGTTGCTGGCCATCGGTGCCAGCGGCCAGCCGAACAGAACTGGCCAAAGGAGCGTTCGCACCATTGTCGGCGATGAGATCGCCGCGCGTCGTCGTGGGCGAGATGCTGTTCAGCGTCACCCCGACTGCCACGCCGTCTGTACCCTTCAGACCTCCGGGAGATACAGTCTGCGCTGTACCGATTATGGCAGCGGGAGCGGCATTTCCAGCGTATGCCAGATTTTTAAGCGTTAAATGAGTTGCGTCTGGAATGGCATCGACCGTGAAGTAACCAGCGTTCTTCACATACACTACCTGGCCAACAGACGCCCAACTTGAGTTGGCCACGGCGACGTTAACCGTCGCAGCACCAGCAGGCATCACGAATCCAGCGGTCGAAACCGTAAAAGCAGAAACTCCGTTGGTCCCTGCTGCGCCTGCCGCGCCCGCCGCGCCGGCTGGGCCGGGCACGGCCACGGTCAACGGACTTTCGCAAGGAGCGCAGCAGTCAGCGGCACTGGTGGCGAGTGGTGCGCTCAAGCATACCTCCAATGATATTTACCTGCTCTTGTTCCAAGTTTAAGCGCCTGATGAATTGCCGTTGAACAAAACCCCTTGGCTTTTGTTGCAATCAGGATTGAAGGAAAAATTTCAGATGTTTCAACACAGCAAACAGGACGGGCGTTTTGACCGGCTGTTGGAGGCGGTTTATGCAAAGTGCCATTGCGAATTTTTGTTGCCAGCATCTTTTCTGTAACTTCTATCGGTCGCTTTTTACCGGCTAACGCAGCCATTGCTTTCGCGTGATTTGCGCGATGCAATTCAGAGAATGGTTTTCCAAGTTTGGCTAAGCGGTATTTTAGACGTTGCTCAGCGGTCCATTTTCTTCCAGTTGCCCATTTCCTGATTGCTTCCATCTGCTTTTCAGTTCTTGGTTTTCCGCGTCCCGATTCAGATATTATTCTTCGAGTTTCTTCCGAATGACGATACCCGGTCATGTCGGGGCCGGTGTTCCCGCCGTCAGTCAAATTCAACAAGCCCGACAAAGGACGGAACAACCGAATCCAAAATTTTTCGCGTTCCTCCCAAGATTCTTTTTGGCACACTTCTAACGGCCAGATTAAACATTTCAATCCGGCACGCTGTAGTGAAACGAGCCAACTGTTTTTGGGTGTTATCTTCCTCTTGGCATACTGAAAATGTTGCATCAACCGCCGTGCCAGTGAAAGATGCGTTTTACCGATGTATCGAATCAGTTCTGGTTTTCTTGGATCGGACAGCGCGTAAATTGTGACGGCTTCACTCACAAACGCAACCGTATCGCGTTGACTGACTGAACGCAACAACTCAAGTTCTTGGAAATGCCACGCCGAAAGCCCGTAGAGCAAACTGAATCTTACGGACTCAATCTTGGTGATGACCCAAGCGAACTGGACGTGCTCAAGTATTGCTTCGCGCATCGGCACCAACACCCGAAGCTGCCGCCGCGCCCAAGGCTGTTTCGATATATTGCCGACGCGATCTTGCCGGGGTACTTCGAGTGGCACAGATGGACCTTGGATGTTGTCGAGGCGCTGTGTGAAAGTGGCTTGGTGGCAATAGCAGGATCGTCGGGGAGCGCCAAAACGCGCAACGTCGCTGGTTTCCTCGCGGTCTGGTGGTTGTGCGCTCCTGAGATTAGCAGTGCGTGTTTCGTCAGTACCACAGTCAAGAGCTTGCGGCGTCGTGGTTGGGCAGAGATTCAGCGGGCGCATTCGATGTTGCAAGAACCATTCGGCAACATGGTCGATTCACGGACGCTTTGGCAGTGTAAAGCGGGCGACGACCGGAACGCCATCGTTGGCCGCGCGGTCGAGGAAGGTTCCGTGACGAAAGTTGCGGACGACATCAAGGGCGTTCACACTCGGCGGCAAGCCATCGCAATCGACGAGGCGACGGCTGTGCCCGAAGCCATCTATGATGCGTGCGCGAACCTGTTCAGTTACCCGGACGATTTCCTGCTGGTGACAGTAGCCAATCCACGGCATCGCCTGGATGCTTTCGGACGGTTCTGCGAGCCTGAAAACGGTTGGACCAGCGTCAACGTGGAAACGCATCGCTGGACGGCTCGGCCATTCTCGGCGTGCGGAGGCAAGAAACCCGTCGTGATTCGGTTCGATGCCGAGCACTCGCCAAACATCACCGAAGGCAGGACGGTCAGCGCACACTTGCCGACCAAGAATACGGTCGCCAGCGCAAAGGCACATTCAGGCGGCACGTCGCCGCATTACTGGACAAACTTTCGCGGATTCTGGCCCCCGGAAGGACTACTCAAGACGGTGTTCAGCGAAAGTGCGCTCTACAAGTTCGACGCATTCGGCCATCACAGGTTCAGCGGTGAGAATTTCCAAATCATCGGCGCATGCGACCCGGCGTATGGCGGGGACCGGGCTGTGCTCAGGTTCGCCAAGGTCGGTGTTATCGCGCGAGACGTACAATGGATGGCAATGCGTCCACCGGGCGAAGAACCGCAACAATGGGGCATCGAATTGATGACGCCGATTATCCTGCCGGTGGACGCCGGGAGTCGGAACCCGATCCACTACCAGCTTGCGGAGCAGTTGAAACGCGAGTGCGAGAGCGTGGACGTTGGCGAACACCGGATTGAATGTCCACCGGGCAACCTTGGTGTTGACGACAGTGGGGCAGGAGGTCTGTGCGACATCCTCGCAAGGACATGGAGTCAGGCGGTGATGCGGATTGAGTTCGGCGGCAGACCGAGCGAAGAACCGTGCTCGCTGGAAGACGCTCGACCGGCGTGCGAGGTCTATAAGAACAAACGTGCTGAGATGTTCTTCCGGGCGCGTGGCGCTTTGGAGAGCGGTCAACTCAAGGGCATGGACGCTGACACCGCTCTGGAACTGTGCGCCATCGAGTTCGACGACATTGGCAAGGACAAGGTCGTGCTGATGAGCAAGGCAGATTACAAAGCCAAGATGGGCGAGTCGTGCGATTTGGCCGACACCTGTGCCATGATTTTGGAAGTGGCTCGACGGCTCGGTTTCAAGCTCGCAGCAGTTGGCACGACCGCCGACGCGGTGAACGGCGAGGAACAGGTTTTCAAGGACAACCAATCCATGTACGATCCGCGTCACCTTTACGCGCCGGAGATTCAATGAACCCGCCAATCAAAATGCGGCTCAAAGCCAAGAACCAAATTCCTTGGGGTGGCGGCTACAAGATTTTAGACCCGTTGACCGGCATAAGAGTTGAAGCTGTGACCTGGGATCATTTGATGATGAAGGTGCGCGAGGAACGACGCGCCAATGGAGCGCCACTTGGCCTTGAACTTGAGGACGAAGTTGAACAATGGGCGTGCATCGCGCATCCCGATGAAGTGGAAATCTTCGACGAACGATTGCCAAAACGCCGCTCATTGAATCTGGATGACGTGGTGAGGGGAACCGAAGTGTTGGCCGCATTCAAGCTCGCTGGTTCACCGTTAGTCAGTCAGGAGGAAGCCAATCGACGGGCGGCAATCTGTGCCAGATGCCCATTGAACGTGATGTGGTCTCAGTCCTGTAGCATTTGC